CTACTTAAAAATATTAGCAACATCTATAGCTGCCTTTTTTCTCATCTCTTCGGTGTAGTGTATATAGTTGTTAATTACAGTCTGTACAGTATCGCCTAACAGGGCTGCAACCGTTTTTATATCAACACCATTCGCTAAGAGTGTTGTTGCGTATGTATGCCGTAAATCGTGAAAATTTTTATCTTTGATGATAGTATGGATATAGGCATTTACAAAGTTTGTACTGGAATTTCTGAGAAATAATAGTTGTTTATCATTCTGTGGGGCTATTTTTTTGTACTCTAAGAGCGTTTCAATTAACTTCGGAGGCATCGGTATGGTTCGAATGCTTCCCGCTGTTTTAGGGGCTGTTAAGCTATATTTTTTGGTACTTGTTCGAGCAACTTGCCTAGACACAGAAAGAGTTTTTTCATTAAAATCAATATCGAACCAAGATAACCCTACTATTTCGCCATATCGTAGGCCACAGTAATAAGCTAAGCAACATTGGTAATAGTATTCCTTTTTCTTTTTATTTTTTAGCCCAGTAAATAATGATTCTATCTCATTTGCCGTGTAAACCTTAGATGATATGTGCTGAGTGATATTTTTTTTCTCTTTATGCTCTTTAACTTCACTAAGTGGACTGTGGGCTATGATTTTATATGGGGATATGGCGTGCTTGAAAATTATTTTTAATAAGCGAATATATAAATTTTTAGTAGATGTTGATAGTTTAGATTCTCTAAATTTCTTGTTTATATCTAATAGGGTTATTTCTTCAATAGACTTAAATCTTACATTACCTAAAGCTTTTACTGCATATTTTGTTGCTTGTAGTGTATTATAGGTTAATCTATCTTTATTATCGGCTTTATATATCTCTGTAAATTCTTCTAAAGTAATCCCTTTGTAGTCAGTATTAAGGTCTGGCTCTTTTTTTATTTGCTCAATTAAATCATTGCCGTAGTTTTTAGCTTTCCATTTTTCGTCAAACCCTTGTTTAGATTTTTGTCTCCATTTGCCTGATGACGTTTTATAACTAACAATAACTTGCCAACCGTTGTCCTTTTTGCGTAAGGTTGTATTATATTTTGTCGACATAAAAAAATCACGCTCCTGTCTAAAAATAGGTATGGTTAATAGACTTAGAGCGTGTTATAATTTAATTACTGTAGATATAGCGCTCTAAGTGCTGTATTGGTGTCCCTCATCTGTTGGCGCAGGTGGGGGATTTTTTATTGATGTTTAGATATTAATTCTTCAAGTTCTTTTAAGTCTTCTAAATCAGCTAGTTTAGCATCTTCTTTTTTTCTTCGTGTATCAAAGTCGGTATAGGTATTATTTACTAATTTGACCATAGAGGCATGTGATACTTGACCAGGTGTGTTTAATAAGGGAATATCATGATCTATTAGCAGTTTATTTACACTGTTTCGCCAATAAGTAAGAGTCAGGTCTTTTTTTAACTTTACCCTTAGTTCGGCACTTTCTAAAAAGATGGATACTAATCTATTTAAGGAATCAACCTCATTATGAGTTAAGTAATTTTTGGCGATAGTAATATCTTGTTTTCGTACAATTTTACCTTTCCAAGAGGTTAATGCCATATTGGGTTTGTTTGCATCGGCTCGTGATACGATAAGTTCAGCAGCTGTTTTTCCTGTTACACCATAAATAAGCTTATTTTGTGTTTCAGTGAAAAATTTTGTGGTTTCAATATCTGTTTTATCGTAGTCTGACGATAGGGCGAATAAATCTTTTAATTTTTGGTAAAAACGTTTTTCACTTGCCCTAATATCTCTGATTTGTTCTAATAACTCATCAAAGTAATCAGGGCGACCATCGGGATTTTTAAGGCGTTCGGAATCAATAACAAATCCTTTTTGCATGTATTCTTTTAATGTGGTATTAGCCCATTTTCTAAATTGAACACCTCTTTTAGAACGGACTCGAAAACCTACTGCTAGAACGGCATTAAGATTGTAGAGTGTTACTTGATAGGTTTTTCCGTCAGTTGCAGTTACCGAGGAATTCTCGGTAACTGCTTTTTTGTCTAGTTCATTATCTGAAAAAATATTCTTAAGGTGGAGCGAAATATTATCTGTAGAACATTCGAATAATTGTGACATACTTTTTTGTGTCATCCATACAGTTCCATCATTGGCATACAGCTTTACATTAGTTTCTCCGTCTTCTGTGTTATATATAATTATATTATCCATGAACTTGCCCTTCTAAACTCCCTATACCTTTGCGATATCGTAAAGGTCTTTTTCTAATTTCTAATAAATTTTATATCAATAGTTTGTTTCACTAATTCAGCTAAAATCTTTCAACAGTTCTTTTTCTTCTTTGTAATCCATAATAACCCCCCTTAAGGTAGTTGTGGTTTTCTTAGTTTGATAAGTTACGATAGTAGAGATTAGATTCTGCTTATGGTTTTGGCAGTTCAATTCCAATAATAATACTTATTAATTCATTTTTCTTAATATCATATTGTTTAATTACTTCAAATTTCTCAAATTTTTGTGTAACTTTCTTTAATTGTTCACTTGAGTATAGGGTGCTTATTGTTTTTACTAAGTCGTCACTTTTTTCTTGTGTTGATAATTCTTTGGCATCAGAAGGAATCATTGATGGTAATTTAGATTCTATATTTTTTTGAAGTGTAACATTTATAGCTCTATCGTTTAAGAAAATTACAAGAATATTATCTTTGTCATAGCTTTTCATTTCATGATTGTCACGATTTGGTGCACCATAATCGTCTTTGAACTCTGAAATAGTAGCGCCAATTCCTGCTGAGGAACTTATCTTTGATGATTCTTGAATAGATTGTGCTACTTGCGTTGTTTTAGTAGTTGAATTGGTATTCTTTGGGGGAGTACTAGTATTTGGAGTTGGCAATAATATTACGCAGATGATAACTAATATAAATGATGTTAAAATTATCCATTTTCTATTGTTGAATTTGAAAAATGGTGCTACTTTTTTCGGAATAAACATTCCGATAATACACCAAATAATTATAATAAGCACTAAAAAACTTAAAAACATACCCATAATAATCTCCTTATAAATAAAAATTTTTATACAACATGATAATAAAAGTTAATTCCTTCTAATTCTTCCTCGAGATAGTTAGACTCGTGAAGCATTTTTTCGAGTAATGATACATGCTCGAATTTAGAAAAATCATCATTCTTGATATGGAATACCTCGTGTAATATTGCTTTGTGCGCTTTCTCCTCACAAAGATTATTATTGACTAGGATAGTATAAGAACCATCACAGTTTTCTTTTGTTAATGCATTTACGCCTCTTTCTAGTGGGGCAATTAAAATATTAATATTCATATATAGTTAAATCACTCCGAAAAATCATTGTCACTGCGTTCTTGTGACTTTAAAAATTTTACAAAATCTATGGTTTTCTGCATATTCTCTTTAGATATATCTTTAGCAGCGGAAAATAGGATACGAATGTCAGGATTAGTCCTAGCTTCTTCTGCAAGGGCGGCTACCTCGGGATCTTCGTAATAGCCATTTGTTTCTTCTAGAAAATAACTTTTTCCAACATTAAAATAATCAGCCAATTTTTGAATTACTCCCATTCTAGGCATAGCTTTCATTAAGAGCCATTTGCCTACAGTAGATTCACTGACATTAAGAACTTTTGAAAGTTCAACTTGATTGATATTATGTTTTTCCATTATTTCCGTAAGTCTTTTACTAAATAAGGTTTTCACTTCTTGTTCTGTTGGCATTATTTTCACCACCTTTTCTTTTACTTATATTTTAGAATAAAATTCTAATAAAAGCAATATAAATATTTTAAATCTAGAAAAAAATTCTTGACACTAGAAGTAAATTCTAGTAAAATAACATTAAGAAATGAGGAGGTGATAGAACATGGACTTTCAGATTTCATTAAAAGCTGCGCGAGTTAATGCGAATCTAACATTGATTGAAGCTGCGAAATCATTAGGTATCGGAAAAGATACATTGATGAAATGGGAACGAAATCCTGGATATGTAAATCCTATTTATCAAAAGAAGATTTCAGAAGCATATAGAATTCCTATTGATTGTATTTTTTTTGGAATATAACTAGAAAATAATTCTAGATTAAAAGAGTAGGTAATTATATGCACCAAATAAAAAAGGGGGTGATGAGATGGATAATACAAGAAAAGTAATTATTGCTAAACGGTTGAGAAAACTTTTAAATCTTCAGGCAGATTTATTTGAATTTAATAAAAAAGAAGCTCCTTTTGATGAACAATATAAAGAGCTTCTAAGTGCTATTAATAAGTTGATTATAAAAGAGGCTAAAGCCCTAGGTACTGAAGAATGAATTTAGAACCAATTATTTTAATGGTTTCTAGTGTAACAGAATCTCCGACTTTATTTATTTTCTTCTTTACGTGAGACCATACATTATCGTCTTTTATACTACTTAAGTAATCACATCCATCGCTAGTAAGGTATTTTACTAAATATTGAGGGTATCTAGAACCATTACAGCAGGAAATATCATAATAGTCGATATAGCCGGCATCTGCAAGTAGATAGATATGATAATCGATAGTTTCGATATCATCACATAAATGAAGAAAACTGTTAGTATCTAAATCGGTATCACTACCCTCTATCGTGATTAATATGTTTCTAAGTAAGTCTAAATCACGTTTCATAATTACACCTCCTTTCTTGATTTGATTATAGCATTTAAGAAATGAGGAATGAAAGGAGATAAGTTCATGCCACCAAATAAAAAAATGAGAGGAGAATATGATGCCAAAAAATGGTGAAGTTAAGGGGGACATAAAATAAAAAACTCTCGCACTGATAATACGAGAGTTTTTTATCCAACTTTTTTACCTATAACTCATTGCATCGTTTAAACTTAGCAAGTTTGTGTCGAGCTTCGAAGTATAGCTTCTCGACAAAACTTTTGACCTCCGTCGACTAAATTTAAACGCATAGATGTTATCAGCAACTATTTCTTCATGAGTCGCATCACTTAGGGCTGTTTGGACAGCCAAAACTTACGAGACGCCTTTCCGCATTAGCCAATAAAAACATTGATAGTTAGTAAAACTATTAATTATTTAAATTGATAGGAACAAGGCGTATTCAAAAACTGGCCCAAAAACATGAAGCCACCTCCTTCATACGCCCAATCAAGGGCTCTTAAAACGAAGAGAGGGTGAGGAAAATGCCACCAAATAAAAAAGAGCCTCGAATTGCGAGGCCCTTAACAGTAGTTGATGTGTGGAGAATAGTAGGTCAATTAGAAGTAATAGCATTTATGTTTGGTCTTGTGTTTATAGAAACAGAAGGAAAGCGATTATTATTCTTAGCACTAGTTCATACTTACTTACAGCTTACTATATTTTATCAAATACGTAAAAAAGAAAATTATTTAGAATAATTTAGTCGCAATGTAGGCTACTAAAAATTGAATTCATATAATTACAATTTTTGAATTCAATTATAGCATGGAAAAAATGTGGAATGTATAGGAATAGAGGTGAAATTATGGAATGTAGAACTTATGGCGTACCAGAAGTAGCACAAATTTTAGGTATATCGCAAAAATCAGTGTACAAGATGGCTGACGAACAGATAATCCATCGTCTACCACATGTACCAAAAGTTAAATTTAACCAAAAAGAAATTGATGCTCTATGTGGGATTAAAGATGAGTTTAATGTTTGGAATTACCGAGCGATTAAAGCGGATAACGAAAAACTTAAAAAAGAAAATCAAAAATTAAAAGAACTCATCAAAAAAGCAACAGCGGAATTACTTTTGATGAGTAGTGGATTAGTAGAGGAGTGACACTATGCGAATCATTGATGATATTGTACGCCCTATCTTGTACAGCGTAACAGGCTTTGGCTTAGTAGCTACAGTCGGCACTGTTGACGTAGGTCAAGCAGACGGAGCAACAATTTGGGCGGTAGTAGCAACATCGGCGGCGTGTTACTTTGCGGCGGAGCTACTAGGTAAACGTCATGTATAAAATTAAAAGCCCCTTAACCGCTGGCACGGTAAAAGGGGCACAATAAAATTATCTATTTTTAGTATAACACATGAGGTGTAGAAATGATATATAAAAAAGTATTTGATGCTAAGACGGCTACACATGAAGATTGGTTAGCTTTTAGAAAAACTGGCATTGGTGGTAGTGATATGGCAGCTATTATGGGGCTTAGTAAATGGAAGTCGCCATTAGATGTATGGTTAGAGAAAACTAGTGATGAGGTTGATGTACAAGAATCTCGTTTCACATATTGGGGGACGAAGTTGGAAGCTTTAGTAGCTGAAGAGTTTTCTATTCAGACCGGATATAGTGTGCGGAATAATAACTATACCTTACAATCTATTGAATATCCGTTTCTTTTGGCCAATATTGACCGTGATATTGTTGGAATTGATGCAGGACTTGAGTGTAAAACTGCTAATGCATTTAAACGTGCTGAATGGGAAGGTGATCAAGTGCCTGATGAATATTATATCCAATGCCAGCACTATATGGCGGTTACAGGTTATTCATCTTGGTGGATTGCTTGTTTATGTGGTGGTAATGAGTTCTTTTATAAGGAAATACCTCGTAACGAAGAAGTCATTGTTGCTATTATTGAGGCCGGTCATGAGTTTTGGAAGATGGTAGAGCAAAAAGTTATGCCTGCTGTTGATGATTCTGAACGGTGTAATATGCTATTGAAAGAATTACATAATAAAAGCAATGGTAAATCAATAGAGTTGCCTGATACAGCTAAAATTTATATCGAACAATATAACAAAGCTAAAGCTGATGAAGTAACCGCTAAAGCACGTAAAACGGAAGCACAAAGTCATTTATTTGATTTATTAGGTGCTAATGAAAAAGGTATTATTGACCAATATACAGTCATATGGTCACCAGTAGCCGGACGTAAAAAGTTTGATACAAAGCGATTTGAAAATGACCATCCACAGCTAGCTGCTGCATATACTGTACAAGGAAAACCGAGTCGTCGTTTTGATATTAAAGGAGAGATGTAACTTATGGCAACAACAAATGGTATTGCATTAAAAAATAATCATCTTAAACCCGCTACTAAGGCTCCAACTACATTAAACGGGATGTTGGCATCGGATGATGTAAAAAAACGATTTAATGAATTATTAGGCAATAAAGCCCCTGGTTTTATTAGTAGCTTATTGTCGGTAGCTAATAATAACAAGCTACTTGCTAAGGCAGACCCTAAAACTGTAATTGCAGCAGGGGCTATGGCAGCTGCGTTAGATTTACCTGTTAACCAAAATTTAGGATATGCCTATATTGTTCCTTATGGCAACGAAGCTCAGTTTCAGATGGGGTATAAGGGATATATTCAGCTTGCTATGAGAACTGGGCAATACAAGACGATTAATGCTTGTGAAGTATATGAAGGTGAAATTAGAAACACTAATCGATTTACTGGTGAGTTTGAATTTGGAGAACGAACTGGTGATGAGATTGTGGGTTATATGGCGTATTTCAAACTTATTAACGGCTTTGAAAAGTATATCTATATGACTATGGCTGAAATGCAAGCCCATGCCCGTAAGTATAGCAAAACGTATAAAGGCGGTACTGATAAATGGGGCATTGCTGATTTTCACAGCATGGCTATTAAAACGGTGCTTAAGCGTTTAATTAGTAAATATGGGATTTTATCTATTGAAATGCGGGCGGGTCTTACTAAAGCCATTGAAACAGATGGCGGTATTATTAAGGATCATGATGGCACATTGGAAGCCGACTTTGAAACAATCGAAGTAGACGGCACATATATTAATGCAGAAACGGGGGAAGTTGTCGATGAAGTAGGCAATACTAATGAATTAACCGAAGAGGAAAAGGCAGCAATCTTAGCTGCTGAGCAACTCGAACAGTAGTGTAATTTTGTAATTTAGATGAACCAGCGAGTTGCTATAGGTGACTTGCTGGTATCCATAAGGAGTATCTATGAGTAGGCCGAGAAAGGCAGGAATTAGTTATTTTCCTTTGGATACGGATTTCTTTGAAAATAAAAAGGTAAGGCGACTTACTAGAGCATTTGGAGCAACAGCTACCTCCGTACTAGTCAACCTGCTATGTACTATCTACAAGGATAAAGGGTATTACATGCGGTGGGATGATGATACGCTGGCTTTCGTGGCGGATGAACTCTGTCTAAAAGTTGGCACTGTGCGAGAGATTGTCGTAAAGGCGATTCAAGTGGGGTTCTTCAATGCGAATATGGCGAATCTATTTGGTACTGATGAAGGTCAGGCTAAAGGAGATTACGACGGCATACTTACTTCAGTAGCTATTCAAGAACAATATTTTGATACGTGTAAACGGTCAAAAAGAAGTGAGGTATGTTACGACGCAAGATTTCTGCTCATTTCTATGAAACCGTATGAAAAAATAATTAACTCCGGAGAAAACTTAGTTAACTCTGGAGAAAACCTAATAAACTCCGGAGAAAGTACACAAAGGAAAGTAAAGGAAAGTAAAGTATATACTACTACATCTAAGGATGAACTAAGTTACTTATTTAATGCATATGTAGAAAATGGATTTGGTACAGTATCAGGATTGTCTAAAGAGATGATATTAGATGATGTAGATACATATTGCATTGAATGGTGTAAAGCTGCTATGGAAGTGGCTATTACTCGAAATAAGCGTTCGTGGTCATATGTAAGAGGCATATTGAAACGTTGGCAGAGTGAATATAATTTATCAGATAAGCCGTGGGAGGTGGAAGCCGTTGGAACACACAGGCAAAGTATTAGGATATTTAAAACAGCGACTCGAGCAGTATCGTCAAACAGCGATGGAACGGGATATGTTGATTGGGCCAATGACCCCGACCATTTTTAAACCTATTAATTGGGAATATTACGGCATCTATAAGCGGTATCAAAAAGTTACTTTAGAAGATATGACGGTATTAGATGTTAATAAAGAGGCGTTTGATGTTATTAAGGAATATGCAGAACATGTAGTACATAAATTAGATGTAGGCTTAGGCTTGATCATTAAGGGACCTGTAGGAACCGGTAAAACAACAGCTGCTGTAGCCATTATGAAAGAGGCAATTCAGAATAAACGAAGCCCATACTTTATTTCGATGATTTCGTTACTAGATAAGCTTATGAGTTTACGCGACCAAGAAGAACGGTATGAGTTTGAACAACGGATTAAGAACTGTTCATTGTTGGTTTTAGATGATTTGGGTGGCGAGTATATTGGTAAGGACAAGGATGAAAGTTTTATGTTAAAACGAATCATGTCAATTATTGCTGAACGAAATCAACGATCTAAGTCGACTATCATAACAACTAATTTAAAAATCAAAGAATTGAAGGAGCGTTATGATGAGCGTGTGATTGATAGATTAGGTAGTACTAATCAGATTATTACGCTATCAGGTCCTAGTTTACGTAGAGAAGAATGGAGGGAGCTATGAATTCAGTACAAATCTTAGGTAACTTAGCGCGTGACCCTGAAGTGCGTTTTACTAAAACTGGTAGAGCCGTAGCAACATTTACAGTGGCTGCGACAAACACGTATTTTGACTCTACAACCAATGAACAGAAGGAACAAACAGCCTTCATTAATTGTGTGGCGTGGGGTAAGTTAGGGGAAGCAGCTGGTAACCTTCGCAAAGGGAGCCGTTGTTTCGTTGAAGGTCGTTTAAATACCCGTTCTTATGAAAAGGACGGGCAAAAGCGCTATATTACAGAAGTCATTGCCGACTTTGTAGGTCAGTCATTGCAGGCTCAGACAAATGAGCCATCTAATTTTGATAGTTTTGGTAATGATGAGCAAAATCTGCCGTTTTAAGAGGTGCCTATGAGTAAATTTCCAGATTGGCTACGTCCTACTAAATGTTATCGCAAAAAGGACGATTACAAGTGCTATCAGACTAAAGATGGCAAACGCAAAGAGGTACCTAACACACGCATTAATTTTAGAGGCAGTGCAACGCCTGTAAGTTGGCGTGTAGAGCGGTGCGAGGAGTTTAAGCATGATTAAGATTAAGCTTGATTTAGAATACCCAAGCTTAAATGAGTACATACAGGCAGAGCGGAGCAATCGCTATAAGGGCGCTAAACTTAAAAAGGATTATACCGAGGCAACACAGCTAATGGTTGCACGGTATAGGGGGGCGGTTAAAAGTAAGGCTGATATCCATTTTGAGTGGCACACATCAAGACGTGTTGACCCAGATAATTTAGATTTTGCCCGTAAATTTATACTTGATGGATTGGTACGAGCAGGTGTACTGATTGATGATAATCAAGCGTATATAGGCAGACTATCGAGCGAGGTTGTTAAGGATAAGCAAGGATATGTAATAGTGATGATAAAGGAGCAAGGCTATGACGTTAAATGAGACTAAAGCTAAAGTTAGAGGGCATATGGATAAAGCCTATGCAGAGTTAAAGTTAGCTAGTGATTTAATTGACGAGTACCGAGATAATGGTGGTCAGTTAGATAGAGACCTAAAAGAGTTAGAGCGGGATGTTTTTATGGCAATGGTTGAGTTATAGGAGGTATATCGTGAAACGAGGATTTATAGTAACCAATGATAGCGTAAGTAAACCTAAACGTAGCACATCTCGGAGTGCAGGTTATGATTTTGTATCACCAGTCGAGGTGCTAATCAAGCCAGGGGATAAGGTTATGATTGATAGTTGCGTAAGAGTGTATTGCAACAAAAATGAGTATCTTGCTTGTCACATTAGGTCGAGCCTAGGCAGTCGAGGTATTACACTTACTAACTGCACAGGGATTATTGATAGTGATTACTTTGATACTGGTAATACTATCAAGATGATGTTGATTAACAACGGAGAGGAGCCTGTATTAATTGATAAGGGAGACCGTGTAATGCAGGGGATATTTTGCGAGTATCTACTCGCTGATGACGATGATGTCACGGTAGAGCGTACAGGTGGTCTAGGGAGTACGGGTAATTAGTAAAGGGAGCGATAGTGATGACAATTAATGCTAGCAATATGCAAGAGGTTACAGCTAGATATAAATACAAGGCAGCATGGATGGAGTATCGCAAGATTTTAAAGCGTATCAAAGATGAGGCTAATCTTGGTCATGATTTTGTTGACATGACTGTAAGACGTGATGTTGGTGATAGCTATATGCAACGGATACGCAATAAGCTAGACGATAAAGGCTTTGTTACAGCACTAAATAATTATAATCATTACTACTATTTTAGCGTTGCTTGGTGGCCTGAGAGTAATAAGGTAGTGGCAAGTAGATTTTAATGTTTTGCGATTTTGTTGACGTCAACAAAATGGTAGAAAGGTAATAATAATGGATAAAGAGCAACGTATTATAGAGCTTATACAACAAAGGGCAATATTATTGCCTAGATATTGAGTATGATAGAGATTATGACGATATTACTTTGGATGTATATAAAATGGTTTATCAGAGTACATTAATGTGAGCGGAGGTATGATTAATGTATGAGTATGATGTATTAGATATTATTGATATGATAATTGATTGTGATAAGTTGCCTAATAATGGCCAAACACTAAAGTTAAGACGGGCTATTAGGAGTTTGAGTGATGATATTACTTTGGGACTTAAAGACCATAAAGAGACTCTTAGTAAGGCTGTTAAAGATTATTACCAGTATTACTTAAACTGTAATAACCATGCTATAGCACAAAATAAGGCTAATGAGGATATGGTACATAATCCTAGTCATTACAAATTAAGAGGTTTAGACATTGAGAGCGTAGATGTGATTGAATCCGTATTAAGTGACGAGGAATATCGTGGTTGGTGCAAAGGCAACGCTTTAAAGTACTTATTTAGGGCAGGTAAAAAAGATGACGAGTTACAAGACCTTCGTAAATGTGATGTGTATGTAAACTGGGCGATTAAGGCTATGGAGGGGGTTAGATGACGAGAGCCTATAAGGATCCAACAGCCGACGAAGCTGTAGGGAAAATTTGTAAAGAAGAATCTAGGCTAGAACTAGTCATTAGCATAATTAAGCTAGTGTGTAAGCTTGGTGGGTTTAAGATAATACAACGGATTAGCTTAGAGGATAAAAAGAGTGGTAGGCGTTATGATTGATGGAGGTTTATTTGGATAAATTTATTGGATATGAAAACGATAGAGCTAAAGAACGTCTTATTCGAGTAAGAGGGTTAGGCTGTTTAGCTAAAGAATTACAACTTACTGTTGATGATTTTAATGATAATCCTCAAAGGTTAACTGCTATGTTAAGTGCAGAGCCTAGGGGAGGTTCTAAGGGGAAAGACATTGGTGATACGATTGTAAAATATCAGAAACTTACTGATAAACTTTTAATTAAATTAAAAGAAGTCTTACATGAATATAAAGATATACTTGCTGAAATTGATAGCATGGAGAATCCAGAGTTTTCGTATCTATTACATGCGTACTACATTAATTGCAAAACATGGAAACAAATTGCACAGGAATGTAATTATTCATGGAGACATATTATGCGAATTAAAGAATTGGCATTAGAACAATTTCAAAGAGAAAAGATGTCATAGAATGGCATTCTTTTTAATTGGTATAATTTAAAGTGTAGAAAGAAGCTGAAAGGCTGATAGTTTTACACTTGCACTTTCCTCCCCAAGGAAAAGGTTATAGGAACTCATTTGATAATGGGTTCCTATTTTATTTTGAATTTAATTAGGGTATAATTAAGATAATAATTTTTCATTCTGGGGAGGATGGAGCAATGGATTGGTTAAGTATTTTTGACTGGTTAAAAGATAATTGGTCGTGGATTTTTGGTGGAAGCGTGGTTGGTATTGTGTATAAGATCATAAAAGCCTTCTTTTTTAAACCGCAATCGAGCGAAATAAATAATGCTAAGGTTCATGCTACTCAAAATATAAAAGCCGGGAAAGGCTCCAAATTTCTCCAGATTAACGGTGATGTTAATATTGGAGGAAATAATGATAGGGGACAAAAACACACAAAAGATTGAGGCTGGAGACGGATTTAGCAATGTTCAAATTAATGGCTCGTGTACAGTTAATAATGGTATGACTTATTTGGATGTTAAACAAATAGCTGAAGATGTCTTTCGTTACAACTTTTTATTGATGAAAGATGAAGCGCGATTAGAGGCTGATAAGAGAGCTGATGAAATTACAGAATTGTTATTAAATAAGATAAAAGGAAGGTTTCCGCACCTCTATAATCTTTTTGTTGCACCTGATGTACAATATGGTTTATATCAAATGCAAAAATCATATGTTCTAAGAAATGATGAACAACTAAAGGCGATGTTAGCAGATGTAATGGTTCAAAGATTATTAGCTAATGATAGTGAACAGGGTAAAATAATTTTTAATGAAGCTTTGGATACCATGAGAATGTTAACAGAGAAACATTTGTCTATTTTATCTGTAATCTTTCTGGTTAGATATGTAAGATATCAAGATTATAATACTTTTTTGGTATTTTGTAATTTTATGGTAAATATTTTGGATAAATATGATGATTTTTCTGATGAGTTGATATTTGACCATTTATCGTACGCTAAATGCGTTATTGATACACTTGGTTTTAGCATTATAATAAAGGATTTTTTGGAAATAAACAGAAATTTATTTCCTGATAGGGAATTAGATGATTATGAATCTATTATGCAGTTAATAGAGGAAGTACCTACATTTAAGGCTTTAAGAAATTTTTGGGATCAGTCACCTTTAACCCATTATAAATTAACTAGTGTTGGTAAAGTGATTGCGATTACATATCTACGCAATATGGGGTTTGGTATAGAATATGCTATATGGATTAAATAAATAGCTAAGTTAAGCACTCACAATAGTGGGTGCTTTTTTGATACATGGAACGTTGGCAGAGAGGTTTATTGCGAGTGGTTGCTAACCATTATGCGTTAACGCGCACACAGGTTCGAATCCTGTACGTTCCGCCATAAAAATTATCGAGAGAAAGGAGGTGATGACGTGACACCGAAGCAGGATAAGTTTTGTGTAGAATATTTGATTGATTTAAATGGAACACAAGCAGCGATTAGGGCTGGGTACAGTCCTAAAACGGCGGATAGAATTGCTAATCAGAACTTGAGAAAACTTGAGATTCAAAATCGCATTAAGGAATTAAGGCAAAAAGAGTTTAAATCGTCCATTGCTACTGCCGAAGAAGTGGAAGCTATGTTGTCTGCAGCAATGCGTGGCGAACTTGAAGAGGAAGTTGTTGTAGTAGAAAGTAGTCTTGGAATTAGTACAGCTAAAAAAGTGCGAAAGCAGATATCAGCTAAAGATAGACTTAAGGCTGCAGAATTAATGGGTAAGCGTCATCAACTCTTTACAGATAAATTGCAAGTAGCTATGGAGGACATCCCTGTTATAGTGGATGATATAGACGATGAGTAGAGTTAATTTATCTTCTATAATTGCTACTAGTTTTTATAAAGCACACAATGATATTCGTAATCATAAATATACTCATTATTGGTTTAAAGGTGGACGTGGTAGCACTAAATCTTCATTCATAAGTATAGAAATTATAAAAGGTTTGATGAGCGAAGCTAATCGACATGCAGTTGCATTTAGACGAGTGAAAGACACTTTAACAGATAGTGTTTATGCACAATTAATATGGGCTATAGAAACATTAGGCGTAAGTGCTTATTGGGATATTAAACGTACGCCATTAAAGCTTACTTATAAGCCTAATGGCAATACAATTTTATTTCGTGGAGCAGATGATCCCTTAAAGTCTAAATCTATAAAAGTTGCGAAAGGCTATATAGCTTATATTTGGTTCGAAGAACTCGCAGAGTTTACTAATATGGATGATATAAATACAATTTTGCAGTCTGTTATGCGTGGCGGTGAAAAGTTCTGGTGTTTTTATTCATATAATCCTCCTGAGTCTATTCGCTCATGGGTTAATCAGGAATCGGTGGTTGAACGACCAGATAAAGCATTATATCATTCGACATATTTGGAAGTCCCTCAAGATTGGTTAGGTGAAGCATTTGTAATTGAAGCAGAAATTATGAAAGCTTTACGGCCATTAAAGTATGAGTGGCAATATTTGGGGAAGCCTACGGGAACTGGCGGTGAAATATTTACTAATGTAGAAGCACTACATATGGATGACAAAATGATAGAGCAATTTGACCATAGACGCTATGGTCTTGACTGGGGATGGTCTATTGACCCATTGGCATACGTTGAATTTAATTATGATGCTAAAAAGAAAGTTATTCATATTTATCATGAAAAAGTGGGATTGAAGATATCAAATGATGCAATAGCACGATATATTCTATCTCGCAATATTGATGGAGTAGTCAAGGCGGATAACGCAGAAGGTAAATCAATAACAGATTTAGCAAGTCAAGGCGTTAGAATACAAGGGTGTGTAAAAGGCAAAGGTTCAGTTGCTCGCACTATGCGCATGTTAGTAGATGATATAAATACAATATATATTGACCCTAATAGATGTCCAAATGCTTATAGAGAATTCACTGGCTATGAATTAGAGAAAGATAGGCATGGTAATTTTAAATCAGAGTTTCCGGACAAGGATAATCATACAATTGACGCTGTCCGTTATGCGCTAGGTGAAAGTGGTATTGTTGCTAAACGAGTTAATTATTAAAGGTGGTAAGAATGAATAAATATCAGTTATTGAAAGATGCTTATTATGGGTCTGGTGGTTTTGATGATGGGGGATATCTGCATAAGCATAAACGAGAAACTGGAGAGGCGTTTAATGCACGGAAGAAGCAAGCATTTTATCTCAACTATTTTGCTCCTATTATAAATGCTTTGGTAGATCCAATCTTTAAAAAAGCACCTTTGAGAGATTATGAAGGAATTCAAGCTGCGTTATTAGATGAGTTTTTGCGTGATGTTGATGGTAGCGGTACTAATATTGATGTGTTCATGAAAAAGGCTGCGATTCAAGCTAAAGTTTTTGGGGTATCGTTTATCGTTGTTGATAATTATTCAAATGCTAATGAAGTTGCCTTATCTGTAAAAGGTTTAAAAGATGAGCGAGTGCTGCCATATGCATATATTGTAAGCCCAGATATAGTTGAAGATTGTACTATTGATAAAAATGGCAAATTAATATCGTTTGCTTTCAAAGAACCTTCAATTATTAAAAAAGATAAAATACTTTTTAGGACTACAACATTTACTCTAGATGGTTGGGAAATAAATGATGAGGAAGCAGGCGTATCAAGTGGAACATACACAATTGGAAAAATACCTGTAATCCCTTTGTTTAGTAGATTATTAGAACAGAGGACGGCATTACCTACACCAGAGTTTACATCATTGGCAGGAATGGCACAGGAAATATATAATAGTTGCTCTGAATTAAAAGAGGTGTTAAGAAATCAAACATTTCCTGTTTTAACAATACCATCTCTTGATGTAAATGATATCGTGATTGGGACTAACAATGCATTAGGGTATGATGGTAATGGAATGCATGTTCCTTCTTTTATTGCTCCGCCTTCAGACCCGGCCAACATTCATATGACACATATTGCTAATATTATTCAGGACATGTATAGGACAGCTAATTTATCGTTTATTATTAGTACATCAACTAATACAAGTTCTGGCATTGCAAGGCAGTGGGAATTCGAACGAACAAATCAGCAGTTAGCTTCTTTTGCAACGCAGTGTGCTAAAGCGGAGCGAGATATAATAGATTTGTTTTGTCGGTGGCAAGGTATTGAACTAGAATACTCAGTTTCTTATGACAATGACTTTGGTATTGTTGATGTGACTGAAAAAATTGCACAATCACAGGCTATTTTAGATTTAAATATTACAGATGAGTTAAAAGTAGATGTGCTTAAACGTTTATTGGCAGCTGTATTCCCGGACATTACTACGGAACGATTTGATGAATTAGTTGAATCGGTAGAGAATAGCCAAAGTGATATCGCTTATAACGAACCACCTATAGTAATTAATAATTCGGGGAGCGATTGATAAATGGAATCGCTGAATGAAATTATAAATAAATTTGTCAAAGAGTATGGTAAAGCAGGTAAGGTTTTATCTGAGCGGATTATTGAACTATTTAATCAGGGGCTTACTATTGATATGGCTGTAACTCAAGCGATAAAAGATACAGATTTTTTTAACATAATTCAAGAGCAAATTGTAAATAGTATTAAAACGGGGATAGAGCTTGGGATAGGTGCTAGTATTACGTATTTGCCTAACGAAATAAAGGAACCTTGGGATGCATCTGCTATGCATTTGTCTACAAAGTTACATGGTGCTGATATAGAGATGCGAAAGCGAATTGTAGATGCTTTACAAAAAGCTTTTAAGGTTAATGAGTCTGTGTCTAAGATTAAAATGGCGTTGTATGATGGATATCATAGTGGCAACGCTGTTATTAGAAAGCAAAAATTACCTAATTATCTTTCAGAATTAATTAAATTATCCAGAAAACTTGATTTAGAAGATAAAGAAAAGATAGAGTTATTACGATTAGAACGAAATGCATTACGTAGGGTTAAAGATAACAAACCTGATACGCCGTTACGTGCTAGTTATAATCAACTTATAGAGGCTTTGGAAAAAGGGCAAAATAAGCATATACAAAATGCAACGTGGGTAGCAGTGCAAGAAAAGAGTCGTTATGTAGCAGAACGTATTGCGCGAACTGAGAGTGCTAGAGCGTATCATGATGGATTTATGGCTCAATATGCTGATGATGAAAGTGTAGTTGCTTTTAGGTGGCGTTTATCTAGTGGACATCCTATTCATGATATTTGTGATTTGTATGCAGGTGCTGATTTGTACGGACTGGGTAAAGGTATATTTCCTAAGGATAAAATACCCATGTTGCCAGCTCATCCACATTGTCTTTGTCATTTAGAACCAATGTATAAAGAAGAATTAGAGGGGAAAAAGGAAAAAGATAATGTAGAACAAGGTGGACGAGAATTCATAGCAACACTTACCCAAAAACAAAAGGAGCGTTTATTAGGCGTATATGGGTCTAGAGAAGTAAAATCGGGGGTATCGTGGACTGCTAGAGCTAGAAATTATAGCAATGTAAAGTTAGAGAGTAGATTGTCCAAGGGTAAATTAAAAGGATCAATACTTAAAGAAATTTATTCGGATATACAAAATAAATTAGACTGGAAGAAAGAATTTAAAGTAAAATGCATATCTACTGTAAAACATTTTAGTAAAAAGCATGATATAATATTATCAGACCATGCAGTGATTAGATTTATTAGTCAAAAAAGTGGTAAAGGGAAACGACATTTCTCTGAAAAAGAATTGGTATCTATTTGGAATAGACAACCTAATTATAAAGAGTCTAAAAATAGATTGGTTAAATATTATGAGGATATAGCGATTATTTATAACGCATCTGATAAAGTGGTCATTTCTATCGTTGTAAGAAAAGGTGTTAAGAAAACTTGGGAGGTGATTTAATGGAGACAGTTGGCTTAAGAGTGATGACTAAGCATTTATTAACCGGTGAATATGATCCATATGAATATTGTTTTGATGGTCCAGGGGTTTTAGCTTACGAAAGCGAAGAAGACCCTATTATGACGCCTTATCAATATAAGCAACTATGGGAATCTGATTTTGAAGATTTATGCTTTAATTTTGAAGATGATTGGGACGATGCTAAGACTGATTTAGAACGTGAAGTATTAAAAAAAGAGTTTATAGAAAAAATTAAATTAATATATGAAACCATTATGGTATAACCGCTTACGTATGTAGGCGGTTTTTTAGTACACAAAATAATAGTCTTTAGAGCTAGACGCTTGCCGTTAGACGTTAAAGAACGGTCTTTTTTTATGCCCAGGATGGCAGAAAGGAAGGTATGTGATGGCATATCAATTGAAAGAAATTTTTGCAGCGTTAGCCGCTACAGAAAATGGTGCTGAAATGGTAGCTGATTTACAGCAGGAGATTGGTAATTTACGAACTGAAAGTGCTGCTCGTAGAAATAAAGAAAAAGAATTGTTGGGCTTATTAGGGATTGATGACCCTGCAAAAGCACCCGAAACAATTAAGGGGATTAATGAAACATTAACTGCATTAAAAGCAGCCGGGCAAAAGCCTGAAACAATGGGCGCTCAGTTTGAGGCGTTATCTAAGCAAGTTAAAGAGTTAACTGATAAAATGACCCAAGCGGAAGAAAAAGCTAAACAGGAACGAGATAAACGTATCCAAACAACGATTAAATCTCAACTTATTTCTGCACTTAATGAAGGACATGCCATAAAACCAGATACATTTGCGAGTCTATTAATTCCTAATGTTGTGGTAAAAGATGATGAAAGTATCGCATTTAAACAAGGCGACTCTGAAATCGATGTAAAAGACGGTGTAAATGCGTGGTTAAAAGAAAATTTATGGGCTGTTAAAAATACATCTCAGCCGGGCGCTGGTAGTACTAGCAGTTCTAATCAAAAGAAAATGTATTCTATGGAAGATTTAAAAAATATGTCTCCAGCTGAAATTAATGCAAATTGGGAGACTATTAAAAAAGGAGTGACTGAATAATGGCAATTTCTAATTTTATCCCTACATTATGGGAAGGACGTTTATTAGCACACTTAGATAAAAACCTAGTATTCGCTAACCTGTGTAATCGTGATTATGAAGGCGATATTACATCACAGGGTGATCGCGTTAAAATTAATCAAATTGGCGATATTACAGTAAAAGATTATAAAAAAAATACGGATATCGCAGTAGAAGCAATTGATGGCGAACAAATTGAATTAATTATTGACCAATCTAAATATTATGCATTTGGTGTAGAGGATATTGATAAAGCACAAGCTAATGTTGAATTAGTTGATCGTGCAATGGAACGTGCAGCTTATGCATTAGCTGATACTGTTGACCGTTTTATTGCAAGCATGCATAAAGAAGCAAAAATCAAAGTAGGGGATGATACAACACCAATTGTTATTACTCCAGAATCCGCCTATGAAAATTTAGTTGACTTAAAAACTGCACTTGATGATGAAAATGTACCTCGTACTGGTCGTTTTGCTGTAGTACCATCCTGGTTTGAAGGTATGATGTTAAAAGATGCACGTTTTGTTGCAGCAGGTACTACTGCAACAGATGATAAGTTGGCTAATGGTTTTATTGGTAAAGCAGCAGGGTTTGATTTGTATACCTCTAATAACATTGTATCTACGGCTGGAGGTAAATATAAAATCTTGGCAGGTAATTCTTCGGCTATCTCTTTTGCACAGCAATTAGTAGAAACAGAAGCATTACGACAAGAAAAGCGATTTGCAGACTTAATCCGTGGCTTATTGGTGTTTGGGGCTAAAGTAGTACAACCAAAAGCTTTAGCATGTTTAACCGCTAATAATAAATAGTCATAGAGGTGATATCAGGTGGAATTTTTAGAGCGAATTCAGTCAAATTTAGAAAGTCGCTTGCAATCGGCCATGCAGATATCCGTAAAAGAGGTACAAGAATACGCTCGGCAGAACCATAACTTCAAAACAAGGACTGGAGAGGCTGAGCGTTCTATTACCTCTAGTGTAAGTGGTAGCGGAGGACATTGGGAGGGTATCGTTGGCACTAATAGAGAAATTACTGTTTATTTGCACGAAGGTACAAAAGAACGAATTATCACCCCTACTCATAAAATGGCCTTACGGTGGACCGCAGGAGGTCGTTTTATATTTGCTAAACGTGTGAATCATCCAGGCACCCTTGCAGACCGTTTTATTACTAATGCATTGCAGGAAAAGAAAGAAGATATTATTAATCGCTTTGATAAATCTGTAAGTGTAGCCTTTAAAGTATAGGAGGGTCTTATGGATTACATTGATTTTTCAGATATTACAGATAATATCTTAGTATGTGAGCCTAGTGATATCCTGTTTGCCAATGAATATTTACACAGGTTAGCAAAAACATATGGTTTATCTGATGATGAAATTATGTTACCAGCTAAAACTACTGTTGTGCGATTAGGGGCTGCGATTGCATGTCGAGAAAGAGCATTAGCTATGGTTGGTAGTGATACGACTGTTATGGTAGATGGACATCGTCAAGATGATATCTATTTGCAGAAGTATAAATTATATGCTGATATGGTAACAACCATCGAGAAGCGATTAAGTTATACGGACTTTGCTATTGACGGTGTTAACCAACAAGGTAAGGGGGGTGTAGGGGTTATATCCCTGACTAGAGCATGATTCCGATATCGCGCATTTCTGATGCAATAGATGCTATTTTATCAGAAAAACTACCTCATATACCATTTAAACAAGAGGTATTGGGACCAACATATCCAAAAGAATTAACCGCATACATTTGTTGTGACACTATTTCATATGAGAAACAAAATAAAGGCTGTGAAATAGGCATGGCAACATACACGATTCAAATTATTTGTCCAAACCCAAAAGGTATAACAAATGAAATCGAAGGTTATGCTATGGATGTGTGTGAAGTTTTACGTAATGAATATACATTAGATGATTGGGCTATGGATAGCCATGTAAAAAAGGTAATATTTGCTACACCAGCGGGCATTTCTACTATCGGTGTAGCTGTAATTACGTTAGAAGTTGAATATTATGATGAATAGGAGTGATTAATATGGCAGAACCAGTAGTAGGAAATAAAGTACGTGCTAAACGAACCGCAACAGCCGATAAATTGTTAGGCAAAGAGGTACTGTTATACATTAATTTTGGTGTTGGTGCAACTGAGGATTCGCCTAAATGGACTTTAATCGGTGGTCAAACTACAGCAGATTTTTCTATGAGTGCTGACGAAATTGATGCGAATAATAAAGCTAGTAATGGCTGGGGAGAATCATATGCAGGTATCAAATCAACCGAACTTGCTTTAGAAGGTATTCTTTGTAAGTCTGATGATGGCATTAAGGCAGTAAAAGAGGCGTTTTTGAAAGGCGAATCAGTTGATATTTGCCGGTATGCAATTGATGGGACTGCAGACCGCAATTGGTATAATATTACAGAATTTAGTGATAAGACTCCACATGATGATATGGCTACATTTTCTATCACATTAAAAGGAATTGGAGAACCTAAGTTTTATAGTGGTAAAACGACTGTAGATGATGTAAAGGGGACAGCTAATGCATAAAAATGAAACAAATATAGATTTTATAAAACGATATGATGTAATATCTCGTAAAGTTTTTGTACAGATAGGGGGGAGCGAACACGCTCTCCTTTTTACATTGCAAGGCATGTTAGAATTAGAAGCCTTTACTGGGTTAAATATTATTGAGTTAGCAGGAGCTGGGCAGACTCCTAATTTAACGATTTTGACAAAAGCATTTTGTATTGGGTTAAATGGGGCAAAAGGCGGAAATGCCATTGAAGAAAGTGTAGCTTCAAGTATTTGTGCAGGATTTTTGAAGCGATATGGAATTCCAGGTTTAATTAATTTATTTTTTGCACTTATTGGTACAAGTGGATTGTTAGGTCCTAAAGGTTCTAATGAACTTCTAAATAAAATCGGCCTTTCTGTGTTAGATCCAAAGGAGTCGTCTGTAAAAAACGAAGTACAGGTAAAGCAGAAGAAAAAGTAATTAGAAGTATCGTCGATTATATTCACACTGTTTTACCTATTTGTTACGGAGAATTACAGCTTAGCGGTAGTGAAATATTAGAATTAACTCCTTATGAGATTAATAGGCGAATAGAAGGATATGCTAGACGCATGAAAAATCAACGTATTTTTATTGGTTCGTTTATTACCACTCCTTTAATTAATACATCGTACCGTGCGCCTAAACAAGCAGTATCTGTTAAGAAATTATTGCCTGATGATTTTACTGTCGAAGTATCAGATACTAAAAAAGAATCATTAAGAAGATTTGCTGAAGTAGCAGAAAGGAAAAGACATGGCTAAGCATGAAATAAATGTAAAAATAACTGCAGATGCTAACAACATAAATAATGAGCTTAGTCGATTGCAAAAAGGCTTAGATAAACTAGATTCTAAAGTATCTAAACCACGTGTTGATGCTGATGTTAAAGAGGCCAATACTAAGATAAAACATCTGGAAAGTGAGATTAAGAATCTCAAAAGCAATAATATAACAATGACGCTTGAGGCAGGAAAAGCCAATAGTGAAATAGATCAATTAAAAGCGAATATTAAGGCCTTAAAATCGATAAAACTTAATGATACTGTAAAGCCTATTGCAACTGAGGCTAAAAATGCTACATATGAGGTGTCAGGACTTAAGAGCGTGTTAAGTAGTGTTAGAAATGCAGTGGTGAGTGCTTTTGCAGTTAGCGCTATTACTGGATTTGCTAAAGAAGCACTGCAAGCTAGTGCTAACCTTGAAATATTAAAAAAGGGACTTGCATTTAATCTTGGTAGTGCGGGGGCCGAACAGCTTATTAACGATATAAAAGCGATTGGAGAGGCATCAGCCTATGATACTAATGAGTTGATGCCAATGGCGCGCGCTTGGGTAAATATCGGTGATTCTGCACAGAGTGCAGCAGCTAAAATGCAAACTATAGTTGATGCTGGCTCTGCGTGGGGGTTAACATCCGAACAAATAGGCCGGGTAAATACAGCACTCACACAAATGCAAATGAAAGGCAAAATTTCTGCAGAAGAAATGATGCAATTGACAGAAGCGGGACTACCTGCTTGGGATTTATTGAGTCAAAAAATGGGTGTGTCAGTAGCTGACTTGCAGGATATGGCTAGAGGTGGAGATTTAACGCGAGAGGCCATGAGTACTTTATTCGATGCAATGAAGGAAAAAACAGAGGGAGCGGCTGCTTCGTTGAGTGATTCTTTGATGGGTAGATTTTCTAATCTGCAAGAAACGATTACTAATAGCATGGCTGGTGTTGGTGATATTATTAGTAAGGCTTTTGATGTCCCCGGTATTTTAGCAGAATTTTCAGATTTAGCAGAAAAAGCTAAGGGGCATATTGAAAATATTAAAGCAAATGCAACGAATGCTAATATTGGAGATGCCATTCTTAATGAAATTTCTCTTGTTAGCCCGGCAGCAGGATCTATGGCTAATACTGTAGTTGCAGTCTTTGTTGAAATAAAGCAATTTGTTGAAGAAAATAAGACGGCTGTGAAAGATTTAATTGCAGTTATTGCAAGTATTGCAACTACAGTTACGGTAATTAATGCGGTAAAGAATGGCTTTATTGCAGCAAAAATGGCCGCGTTAGCATTTAAAGCTGCGGTAGTTGCTAATCCTATATTATTAGCAGTAAGTCTTATTGTAGCAGCATTAGTGATGTTATATATGCACTGGGATGAAGTGAAGGAAGTTGCAATTCGCTGTTGGGACAGTATAAATAGCTGGATAGATAATACTTCTAAAAATATTAGAAATGCAGTTGGCGGAGCTATTGATTGGGTATCAGATAAATTCAATTCATTAAAACAAGCATTAGCACATCCTATTGATTTCATAATTAATAAAATTGAAAGTAATTCTGCTAGTACGAGTGCTGTTAAGCGTAAAAATGGCGGAATTGTCGGTTTTGCGAGTGGTGGGCGTGTTAATGGACACGGAACAGGGCGCTCAGATAGCATTCCTGCTATGTTATCCAATGGTGAATATGTAATTAATGCTAAGGCAGTTAATACTATTGGAATTCCAGCGTTAAATGCTATTAACTCAGGTCAGGTTCCTACTTTTTCGGCTGGTGGATTTAGTGAAATTACACATGCTTTTAACGTTGCAAAAGCTGGCAAAGAAGATAAAGTCCAGAAAATTATTTTTGAAATTAAGTCAAAAGCTAATACATCCGAAATTAGTGCGTATGCAAAAGTATTAGAAAAAGCAAAGCAACAAGCGGAAGATGTAGGGAATGAATTAGCTAAGTATCAATCTTACGCTAAAAAAGCGACAGAAGAAGCAGAGAAATATGCAAAAACTGGCGAAAAAACTATAGCCATGAAAGAAAAGTTAACAAGCATTAAACAGGAGATTGCTAAATTACAGGCTCCTGAATCAGGAAAATCATACGGTAAGCCACAACTATCTGAAGCAGATAAACAAGCTAAGATTGAACGCCTTACTCAGGAATCTATTAATATTAAAGTTAATTATGAGGAAAATAAAGCAGAAGCGTTAGCAATAGCTAAATCGGTAGCTGATAATAAAGTAGCTGTTGAACAAGCTGCACAAACTGCAATTGCTCAAATTCAAAGTGACGCGTTAAAAACATATTACAGCCGTGCAACTGTTTTGGAGCAGGCGCATTTACAAGAGAAGCTTGCAAATCAAAAAACAGAATTGTCTAGTTATATGAGTATGATGGCTGAAAAAGATGAGGTAACTGGTGAAAGTTATGCATCCATTCTCGCCAACGAAGAATTATTAAGTCAACAGCGACAAATTTGGCATGATCAGTTAATGTTACAAGCTGTTGAATGGGGCGATTATATGAAAGCCTTATATACTGAGATGGCCATTCAGTTGCAAGATGGTTTAGCTGCAGGACTTACTGATTGTATTATTAAAGGCCAAAGTTTGTCAGAAACCTTTAAAAGTTTAGCATCGTCGTTAATGACTACATTAATTAAAGGTGTATTGCAAAAATGGATTGCGAATCTAGGCATAATTCAGGCATTAAATAAAGCAACAAGTCAACAATCAATTCAAAATGCTAGACAAGAGGCAAGTGCAGAAGCAGCTAAAACGGGAGCTATGGCAGCTAATGCTACGGCGGCGGTGATTGAATCAAATCCTTGGGCAGCGCCTGGTGCAGGTGCATTAGTTGCAGGACAGCTTTCAATGGCTAAATTGTTCGCAGCTAGTGCGTTTGCTAGTGGTGGAGCTGTTAAAGGAACTGGCACTAGTACATCAGATAGCATTCCTGCTATGCTATCCAATGGTGAATATGTAATTAATGCTCGAGCAGCACAAGAGTTAGGACAACCAACGCTTAATATGCTTAATCAAGGAGTTATCCCTACTTTTTCAGATGGAGGCGATATTAATCGGTCGAGTAGTTTTGATAGTAGTATTGCAACTCAAGCTCCTGTTACATTTAATGTATCTGCTATAGATGCTGAATCTTTTATGTCTTGGTTAGGCTCGAAAGGTGGGCAAGCTATTAAACAATATTTATATGACAATAATCGAGAGTTTACAGCAGAAACGGGGGTATGGTAATGGCACAATTGAAGAAATTTCCAAACATTAATACCCTCGAATGGAAGAGTAGCAAATCTCAAAAGTGGAATACGGTAGTAAAGACATCCGGTGCGGGTAAAGTCCGCACCTTAACAACCTGGCAACGTCCACAATATACAATTACTACAGCTTTTGCTTATCTGACCCCGGCACAATATAAAACGCTCATGGGCTTTTTTGCTAGTATAAAAGGTGGACATCAACCCTTTTTATGGTTAGATCCAGAAGATTATGAGGAAAAGGGCATTAGGCTTGGTGTAGGCAGTGATGGTAGGTGGCAAGCCATGCGCAGGATGGGCGATTACCTAGAACCAGTAGAATACATTGAAAATGTAGTTTTATATGCTGATGGGCAAAAAGTAGGCAGTGTAAGGGTTGATAAAGGGTTAATCACTACAACGGCTACCGTATCACCTACCGCTATTATCACGGCAGATTATAAGTACTACTGGAAAGTTAGGTTAAGTGGTGATGAGTTTACGGCTGAGTTGCAATATAAGAACATTTATAAATCTAAATCAATGAAGTTGGTGACGGTACGATGAAACAAGTGAGTGAAGCATTAGAAGTGCATTTGAATCAAGAAAAATCATTTTTGAGTTGCGATTTGTACGAATTGGTACTCAAAAGTGGAGTAGCATATTATTGGGCAATTACAGATGTAGACGTAAAACTAGGTGGTAGGACGTATCGTGCTGATGGGCCAATCATTACTCGTAATCAGATTAAAACAAGCTCTACTGTGAGTGTAGATAAATTGACAGTCACGATTAATTGTAATCAAGAGGACCGTATTGGTGGTGTGCCAATTATGGCTGTGGCTCATAACGGTGGTTTTGACGGGGCTACATTAAAGCTTAGGAGGGCTTTTTTCGAGGATAATGGCCAAGTCATTGATGCGATTGATTTATTTGAGGGGCTTGTTGAGGTTAAAAAAGGTGGAGGTCTTACCTTACAACTCGATGTTAAATCTACAGTGCAAAAGCTTAATGTAGAGTATCCAGTACGTCGATATTATCCACAATGTCCATATTGTATTTATGACAGCGATTGTGGGGTAGATATTAAACGGTATCGCAAGCGTGTTAAGGTAACAACGGTTATTAGCGCTCATGAGGTGCGTTTTGATACGACATTTGCCGATGGATACTATAATGCAGGTGGCATTGAGTGGCTTGACGGTCCATTAGTTGGCCAATCTACTCAAATTATGCGGAGTCAAAATAATCAGATTATATTCATGAGTGCAGCAGATGCTATGCCGCAAGTTAATAATGAGGCATATATCTATCCTGGATGCGATAAAACGCCAGCAACATGCAAAAGCAAATTTAACAATTTTAGTCGCAACAGGGCTACACCGTACGTGCCACTTAAGGAGTCGATACGCTAATGGGACAAGGAGAATTAATCGCTAAAACAGCGTTAACTTGGGTTGGGACCCCTTACATGAATTATGCGATGGTAAAAGGACGAGGTGTCGACTGTGCTCATCTTATTTTAGGTGTGTTACTAGAAGCTAAGCTATTGCACGAAGGGGATTTGCGTATAGAAGCTTACTCGAACGAATGGCATTTACATCGCTCAGAGGAAAAGTTTATAAAGCATATTAAGAAAATCGCCTATGAGGTAACTGAACCTCAGATTGGCGATTTTTTGCTATATCAATATGGGCGATGTATAAGTCATGGTGCTATTTTAGTTGGTCCTAATGTAGTAGCACATGCCTTTGTTGACCAAGGTGTTATTTTATCTAAACTTGATGATGTGCTGTTTTATGATAATGCATGTAAGAGCCGATTACGAAAGATTTATAGATTTAACGGAAAGGGGGAACCCTAATGGGCTTTATATTTGGTGGTGGTAAGAGTACGACTACTAGAGCTGATAAAATTGGTGATTTCCAAATTAATAGTGCCTCGTACGGCGAGGTGGTGCCTGATATTTTAGGGACTACCCGTGTATCAGGCAATGTCATTTACTGGGATGATTTTACTGCACACGAGCACCGTCAAACACAACGGACTGGTAAAGGTGGTGGCTCAAAGCATACTAGTATTACTTACACCTATACAGTAGCAGCGGCCCTTGCATTATGTGAGGGCCCTATTAGCGGGGTGGGCAAAGTATGGGTAGATAAAGAAATCTATGACTATCCTCATCCTAGTATACAGTTGAGTCTATTTAGAGGGACTGCAGGGCAAGCCCCTTGGCCATACGTGCAAGGTAAACACCCTGAAAAGGCATTACCTTATTCAGGACTGGCCTATATGGCCGGCGTTGTTGATTTAGGTGATAGAGGGAGCTTGCCTAATTACAATTTTGAGGTACGAGGTAAGTTGCTCAATACTGGCGATGGTGTAGACGTTAATCCAGCTGATTATATCTTGCATGTGCTAAAAAGTGCAGGTATGAGTGATGTGCAGATTGATGGTTTGGATAACTATCGTAAATATTGTGCAGCAGCCGATTTATTAATATCGTCACCCCCAAGCATGTCAGCCGAAAAGGCACAATCTATTATCAATGACATTGCGGATATGACCAACGCCTATTTATTTTGGTCTAATAATAAATTAAAAATTGAGCCACTGGCTGATGAGGCTATCGGTGGATGGAGTCCAGATAAACAAATTAAGTATGATCTAACTCACGATGATTTGATACCCGGTAGCGATGGCCAACTCGTTTTATATAGCCGTAAGGATAGCAGTGAGTGCTATAACCAGGCTAGTGTAGAGTTTATCAACCGTGCAAATAGCTACGAGAAGGAAGTTGTATCCTTTGAGGTAGTTGCTGATGTACAACGTAATGGCTTACGTCCGGCTAGTGTAAAACAGGCGCATTATTTGTATACTAAGAAAAGGGCTATGTATCTAGCAGAACAGCTAGCTATGAAGCAGTTATATGCGAAGAATCAATATACCTTTAGATTAGATTGGGCTTTTTGCAGACTCGAACCAGGTGATTTAGTTACCCTTACTGATGATATTTGTCAGCTTAATAAGCAGGTTGTAGTCATTACAGCGGTGAATGAAGCTAATGACGGTCAGCTCGAGATTACAGCGGTGGGTAAACCACCTGGTACGTATGCACCGGCTAAATATGACGTGCATGAAAACGAACGGCCGTTTGTTGATTATAATCAGTCTGCACCAAGTATCATTAATTTGAGTATTATCCAAGCGCCTGGAGATATTGCGGGTGATGAGCTCTTACTGGGTGTTACGGCTCCTAATGGTTGGGGTGGTTGTAATGTATGGGTGTCGGACAGTGGTGATGCGTACAAACAAGTTGGTACGATTAATCAAAAAGCGCGCATGGGTAAGTTAGTCAGTGTATTAACCAGTACAGGTACGACATGCACTGTGAAAATGGAGCACGGCGAATTAAAAAGCGGTACCCATTTAGATGCAGAACGGGGTAACACGGTATGTTGGCTTAATGGCGAATGTTTATCATACGAAACGGCAACCTTACAGTCCAATGGCACTTATGTATTAGCTGGTTTAGTAAGAGGACAATATGGTACATCAGCATTAAGTCATAGTGCAGGGGCTGAAATAGTCCGAATTGATGAGGCGTTATTCAGGGCTCCATATCGCTCAGAGGATATAGGTAAAAAGATTTATATTAAATGTACATCTATGAATATCTTTGGGGGTCAAGAACAAGATTTAGCTGATGTACAGGTTTATACGCATGTTATTGGATCCTATTACATACCAGAGGTAAGCAATCTTACTTTGTATACTAAATATTACGATTTAGGGCGTGGCATTAAGAGTTATGATGTAATTGCTACTTATACCCCGCCTAATATTAGTAGTTTCGATACGGCGGAAGGTTGGTATCGAGAAGGTAACGGAGATTGGAAATATGGCGGCACAGGTAATGGGCAAGTCGTAATTAGCGGTTGTGAACTAGGTAAGACTTATGATGTACGCATCCAGGTAAAGGATATCCATGGTAATTACTCACAAGGCGTGACTAAATCTATTCAAGTGGTCATGAAGTCTGAAAAACCTAATACACCGCAAGGCTTTTCCGTGGCTTTCAGCGACAGGGCATATTTTAATTGGCTAGAAGTTCGTAATGCTGATGTAGATTACTATGAAGTGCGTAGCGATATGAATCCTGGCGAAGTCGATGGATTAATTGGTCGTAGTAATAATACAACCTTTAGTACAGATGCCTTAACAAACCGTAAAGGTAAGATTTATTTATACGCTCATAATCCGGTTAAAGGGTATAGTGCTCCTGCTATTGTTGAGTATAATGTGCCAAAACCACAACAACCTCAATTTGTACAAGCTAAGGCTAAATTAAATGGTATATCCATTGCATTTAGTGCCATACCAAGTAGTTGTAAGGGGGCTAATATCTATATTGATGATGAGGTGCATTTTGTTACTGCTAACTCCACCTTTATCGCTTTAGAGGGTGGTGTGTATGGCGTTAGAGTTGCTTATGTCGATATGTTTGGCGAGGGCGAGCAAACAGTAGAGCAATTGGTTACAGTTGAGCTTAAAATCGATGCCAAATATATTGACCAAGAGGCATTAGGGTTGGTTAAAATCAAAACAGCGATTAATGACATTGATAATAAAGTCAGTCAAGTGAGTGAGACTGGTAGTAATCAATATCAAGCTATAAATAATCGTATTACTAATATTGATAATAGAGTTGGTCTTGTAAGCTTGGAAACAGAGCAGGCATTAAATAGTCTTGACTCTCGTATCGCAACTTCCGCTAAAAAAATTGTGAGTTCTGAAGCAGGCGCAATTAATTCCCGTATAACTCAGTTAGATAATGCTGTTGATAGTCGTATTGATAACAAAATCGCTAATGTAAATTCCCGCATAACTCAGTTGGATAATATGATTAACGCTACAGTAGCAAATACTAAAGCAGGATTACAGTCACAAATCACGCAACAAGCAGGACTGATTGACACAGCAATAAAACAAGTCAAAGCTACAATAATTGATGCAACTAAACCGATTGACTTAAATAATTATATGGATGACGGATTGTATGTTGTGTATCAAAATATACAAGTGCCTAATGTACAACATAGGCCCGATGATTTAGGTAATGCATTTTACTTAAAAGTATATAGTGGCGTATATAAAGCACAGGATATCACGGAGTTTCACGGCAATACAAGCTGGCACAGATACTACAATGAGTATGGATGGACTGATTGGATTAAGAGTTCAAACGACCTTGGTGTTAAGAGTATGATTGAGACACGAGTAACCCAATCAGCAGATTCTATTACGGCGAGTGTTGATAATAAACTCAATGAGGTTAACTCTAGGATAACGTTGTTAGATGATACGATTAATGCTACGGTAGCAAATACTAAAGAGGGATTACAGTCACAAATCACGCAACAAGCAGGACTGATTGACACAGCAATAAAACAAGTTATAGCTACAATAATTGATGCAACTAAACCGATTGACTTAAATAATTATATGGATGACGGATTGTATGTTGTGTATCAAAATATACAAGTGCCTAATGTACAGCATAGACCTGATGATTTAGGTAATGCGTTTTACTTAAAAGTATATAGTGGCGTATATAAAGCACAGGATATCACGGAGTTTCACGGAAACACTTCTTGGCATAGGCATTACAATGAAAACGGATGGACTGGTTGGATTAAGAGTTCGAACGACCTTGGTGTTAAGAGTATGATTGAGACACGAGTAACTCAATCAGCAGATTCCATTACTGCCAGTGTTGATAACAAAATAGCTAATGTAAACTCTCGCATAACATTGCTAGATAATACAATCAATACTACAGTAACTAATAAAGTGGCTCAAATCGCATCGAGGTTTACTCAGCTAAGTGATAGTATTAACTTTAGGATTGATAGTAAAGTCGGCAAAAATGAAATCTTATCTCAAATAAATCTATCGCAAGAGACTATTAAAATAGCAGGTAAATACATAAAAATCGACGGCACAACCGAGTTTACCAATGGTGTAATTGTAGGTCGTATGCTCGCTGCTAAATCTATTACAGCGGATAAATTGGCTATTAACTCATTAGATGCCATTGTAGCAAGGATTGGTCTTTTACGGACTAAAACTAGTGGGGCTCGTGTTGAGATTAGTGATAATTTAATCCAAGTATTTGACGATAACAATCGATTGAGAGTGAGGATGGGCATATGGTAATTACAATTAGTTTGATTGTCGCTATTATTATTGCTGTGATTTACTTTATAAAACAAAGAAAGAGAGGTCGGGATATGCCACAGGGGTTACAGGTGTTTGATGAACAAGGGGTTTTGCAATCAGAAGTAGAGGAAAATAAAGTATTTTTCTTCGAAACATTATCTTGTTACGGAAGCGGGCAAAAGGATTATTCTTATTCTAAATATAAGATTAATAGATTGACTTATTTAGTTATGAGTTCTGGTCAATGGAAAAACTCTAGTTTTGCAGGGCGGTCTATAAATTGTCGTGTCGATGGTCTTGTGTTTAAGTGGTGGAATGCTCCATCTAATAATGATGAGGGAGCTCCACTTAACGTATTGATAGGAGGCTATTATGAGTAATTATTTCGAGATAATTAATGATGACAATAAAGTTTTAATTAATGATGAGACTCAAGGGTTATATTTACTAGATATTGATATTTGGAGAACTGTTAATATTGGCGGGAGTACAATTTTTCATGATATAAAAACTCATAATGATTTTGATTTGCCTATGGTTTGTGGCTATAAAATTAATAAGAAAACTAAAAAAGGGAGTTTTGCTAATTATGGAAATTATTATACTGGAGCAGTTTCGTTAAATGAAATTATAACTGGAGGGTGTTCATCGTATAAAGAAAACTTAGTTGTATTTGGGTATCCGTATAAATCTGAATCAGGCGTTGGTATAGAAGTATATAATAAAGAGACTCGAATTGTTTATTCTAGTAATTATATTGGGAAACGCCTTAAAATATTAAAGGCGTTTAATAATGACTCTTTAGGAGGGAGCTATAAAGTGCCAGATGATGGTAGTGACATTATAGTAATTCCTACTGGATGGATTGTTGACGGCAACGGAACACATCATCCAAAAATATCTTTTGATGGGAATCAAATTAATATTTCTACAATAAAAACTGTAGAATATTTTGGGGGACAAATGAGTAACTCTGCTTCGGTGATAGTAGGAAAGTTATTTTAAGGAGGTAAAAATGAAACGAACATTTGTAACTAACGGTAAAATTACATACCCACAAAATGGGCAGGCTTTAACAGTATTTACATTTATTAACAGTGAAACAGGAGATATGTTTACCATTTCAACGAATGATGACAATGAAGCCAATAGTATTGATTACGGGCAAGAGGTGACTATCGAGGTTAGTCCACTATCTAAAACACAGGTTATACCAGTCGTAGCACCGATTGGCACAGAACACAAAGAAGAAAGCGAAACAACTGAAACCGAAGAATAGGAGTTGCCTATGGAAACAATTACAATTGGACCACCTAGTGTATTTACACGACCCGATTATTATGCATCGATGTTTGGATTGCTTGTCACGGTGTTAGGCATTGTAGGGGTTGGGATTAGACATTTTATTGTAAATCCGCTAAACTCTCAAGCTGAAAATACAGGTGAAAAACTAGAAAAGATTGATAGCGAAGTCACAAAAGTGAGCGATGAAGTAAAATCAATCCGCATTGCTATGGAGTCAATTAATAGTAGTGCTAAATCAGCGCATCACCGCATTGATAGCGTAGAGCATCGTGTTACACGTATTGAAGATGTATTTTTTAAAAATCAATAGGGGGACCTAATATGGATAAACAGGTACTTATTGATAAAGTAAAAAGGGTATACAACAACATACGGATTGCTAATATTAAGCCGACAGGGGTGTTAGCAACAAGGGCACTAGTAGGATTATTGCTAGTGCCTATTTTAGTAGTCATTATGGCTTATGTTATGGCGTTTTATAAAGGTACTGTTAGTGATGACACAGGGCGAGTTATTGATGTCGGTATTAAAATAGTTGACCACTTTTTTATCCCGACGGTACTTACCGCTATTGTAGGATTTTTGGCTCTTTGGATTGATAAAAATCACAATGGAATACCCGATAAATTAGAAGATAATGACAAAAAGCCACTCTAATTTCTAGAGTGGCTTAATTATTAGATAAGGAGGTAAAACTATATTTAAATAAAGTGCGCCTATATTTAAATAAACTTTACTTTTAATTTGTAGTATGATAGTATATGTATAAAGACAATCCCCCTACCTCTCCTAGTGAGCAGATTTATTCTGAGCGTAGGGGTTTTTTTATAGGAGAAAATGATGGAATATCCGAAACCGTTGACATTTGAAGCGTTGGCAGACTTGTTTAAACAGCGAGGCATGGAAGTTTTAGATAAAGATATTGAAAAGCTGAAACATATAAATTACTATAAACTAAAAGAATTTGCGCATCCTTTTGCTAAAACGCAAAAGATACAGAATAAAGTTTTTGTATCATATGAGGGAATAAAGTTTAGTGAAGTTCTTATGCGATATTATCAGGATAAGAATTTAAGACTTCATTTATTACATGCAATAGAAAAGATAGAAGTTTCAGTAAAAACTGAGTTGTCACATAAACTTGGATTAAAATATGGACCTTTTGGCTATTTATTATTTTATCAATGGGTTCATAGAGAAAAGTATTCATCATTCGAAGTAGAAGAAAAGCAATATAAGTTTAAAGTTAGTTTGCTTAAATCAATGAAAAGACAAAATTCTCCAGAATTTTCTAGAAAAGAAAATTTAAATAAAGATGGGTTTCCAACTATTTGGTTGGGAATTGATTTATTAACTTTCGGGGAACTAGTTATAATATTAGATTTATTGAATTCTAGCTTATTATCAGATATAGTTGCTAAATATAATACAACATCGGAAGAATTTTTATCGTGGATGAAATGTTTGAGTTTCATTAGAAACATATGTGCTCATAACGGAAATTTAATTGATGTAAAATTGAAAACTAAGCCAAAATATCGCAAAAAATGGATGTCATATTTATATCTAAGAACATCGAGAGACGGAAAACAAACATATCCAACTGATAGATTATCTATAGTATTATGTATAGTAATTCATATGGTTAATACGATTAATCCTAATTATAGGTGGAAAAATATAAAGTCTGGAATATTTAGTTTGTGTAGAGACTCAGAAGAAAGGGCCCATTTATTAGGCTTTCGAAGTTTGAAAGATGCAAAGAATATAATAAAATATATTTTAGAATAGAGCACTCTTTAGAGTGCTTTTTTTATACCCTAATAGGAGGTAAACTATGAAAGTATTTATAAACCCCGGCCACGACCGAGTATATGATAGTGGAGCTATCAACCCGGTAACAGGAGTCCGTGAATGTGACATTGTTGCTAAAGCAGGTAAACTGTTAGCTGGCTATTTACAGACTGCAGGTCTTGAAGTTAGGTCACTACAGGATGACAGCTTAGCATTAGTCTGTTCTGAGAGTAATGAGTGGGGCGCTGACTTATTTGTAAGTTTACACTGCAATGCGTTTAACACTGAGGCAAGAGGCACTGAGACTTATTACAAGTCATTTAACGGCCAGCGATTGGCAGGCTTTATCCAATCGCAAATTATACGTAGTGTGCCTACAATAGATCGTGGTTGCAAAACTGGTGATTTATATGTATTAAATAACACTGATGCGGTGGCTGTACTCGTTGAGATGGCATTTATAGACAATATGGATGATTTAGCATTGCTAGAGCAACAATTAGATAAGATTGTACGAGCAATTGCACGAGGTATTACCGATTATTGGATTGCATGAATAAATCCTCTTGACTTTTTGTGTTCCGTAAAATATAATTGATTTATCGGAACGCATAAAGTGAGGTGATATAATGAGTCCGAAAATAGGGAGACCTAAGTCAGATAATCCTAAAAGTATAGACATTAAAGTCAGAGTGGATAAAGACACTAATGATAAATTAGTTGAATTTGCTAATAAACACTCTATATCTCGTACAGAGGTTATACGAAGAGGAATTGATTTAGTACTATCTTCCGATAAATAAAAAAAACACTTACCCCATCCCGCAAAGATAAAAGTAAGTGTTTTATGCAGAAGTTTCCTTCTATGAAATATTATATCATAGTTGGAAACCCTTTTGAACAAGGAGTGAATACTATGAACTTAACAGAAATTTTAACTTTAGACAGTCGTGAAGTTGCTAGTATGATTAATAAATCTCACAATGATTTATTAAAAGATATTAGGCGTTATGGTGATTATCTTATTGAGGGTAAAATTCCCCTCAATGACTTTTGGCAAGAAAGCACCTACAAAGATAAGATTGGGCGAAGTCTTAAATGCTACCAAATCACCAAGAAGGGCTGTGAATTTTTAGCTCATAAGATGACTGGCAAAAAGGGAGCTATATTTACCGCCACATACATTAATCGTTTTCATGAAATGGAAGAAGAATTAAATAATACACCTTCTAATATTACCTTACGTCATACAAAATGGGGCAAAGAGAAAGTAATGACTACCAGGGATTTTTGGCAAATAACAGGTGTTCCCCAAGGTAATGTTAATTGGTTCTTGAAAAAATTTAACCTTGAATATTGGATATTGACGGGAAAAGATTTAAGAAAGTATAAAGAACTTAATAATTTAAAAAATTGTGTAACATCATCCATGACATTGATACCGTCTTATTCCGCAATAATTTTAGTCAAAAAATTAGATTTATGGACTAAAGAATTACAGAAAAGTTTTGGAGATTATTTTAAACCGTATAGAGATTTAATAGTTGCTGATAAACAAGAAGCATTGGCATTAGATACGGACGAATTAATTTCTATTCGAAGCGAAAAAATAATAGCAAAGATAAATGAGCTTAAAAGAAAACTAATTGCTGTTGATGTATTATTGGATGAGTTAATTGATATTAGAAGAACTAAAAGAGATCACGAACGATATGGTGAGAATATATTAAAATTACTATATTCATCGTCAAGTGATATGTTTGGTATTAATAAAATAATTTAAATCTATAAAAGGCGCTCTTAGGGGCGTCTTTTATTTTCATATAATTAAAATGAGGTGAGATAATGGCTAACAATAAAAGGTTATTATATATAATAGGTGTAGCGGTGGTAGTTGGTTTGATTGTGTTAGCAGTTGGATATAAACTACAAGTTGATAAGCAACAACCTCAAGTAGTACCTACTACTGCATTGCAAGATACCAAGGCCTTGTCTAAAACCATCGATGTTACACCTGCGACGGCAGTGCAAATCCAACGTGAGATACAGCAAGTCAAAGAGCCTATAGTTACATATTATGTACAGGCTCCTGACATTGTGACTGCGACCAAACAAACACAGCAAGCGATTAATAATAAAAGTGAGTCCTTGCCTGCTGTGGTTACCGCTAAAAGTGACAGGACGGTTATTACACCTAACGAGCAACAACAAAAGGTTGATGTTTATAAAATCAATCTAAATAAAACTCACAAAATCAAAGCAGGTCTTACTGTGATTGACGATAAATCGTACGCTACTGTTGGCTATCAGGCGGGTAAATTTGAGGGCATGGCGCACTTTAAAGGTGATGGTAAGATTAAAGGAGCGACTGTACTCTATACAGTGACACAGTGGTAA